GTAGGCCGCAGAGAGGGCAGTTTTAGCCTCAACGCGAACTGGGGCATGATAGTGGAGACCGGCGGCGGCTATCGTGTCAACGTATTGCTTTGTCGCCGCTTGTAGATTTGCAGTTGGATCAGCGCCTAAAACTAAACTTCCAGACATTGTTCCGCCAGATTTCTCAAGCTTGTCAGTGTTTAAATTGTTAAAGTTAGCGTCAACCTCATTGTGAGTTAATGACGAACCTTTTCCTGATCTTGTTACAATGGTCGCCATGCTTCACCTTAATCCAAAGTTATGTCAATGTCACCGGCCGGGATGCGAAGCACGTCGCCAGCAGTAATTGTTTTACTTACGCTTAGGCCGGCGTAAGCTATCTGGGTGCCGCTGGCTTGTGAGTCAAACACTGCAATATACGATATAGTTCCCCAAGTTCCCGTCGCCGCTGGAAATTCGATAACATTACTATTAGTCCCAGTATTGCCGCTAACTGTAAATGTTGCAGGCTTTCGGACATATCCATTACCAGATATTTCCGAACCCCCCTGACCTTCGCCCGGGTTGGAGGTGAACAGCCCAATATACCAAGCAGTCGGACGTGTCACTGAAGATGCGTTAAACGCAAAATTCAGAATTATTGTTTCGTATGTATTGGAAAAGCTCACGATAGCCCCCTAATTTTTATGCGGCGGCCAGAGCCACCAGATTTCACTGCGTCACTTTCTATGTTAATAGCATCAATCGCGCTCTGAAACAATGCAGCCCACACGTTAAGCCTAGCGTCGTCAGCTAGGTACGGAGCCGAATGGATTAATGAGCCATAAAGGTATGCGTCTTGGTAGTCCTTTAAAAGCCAATTGGATGCGTTGGATGCGCTCAATGGATCAATCTTGCTGTAATAATACAGCTCAGTAGCGAACGACTCAGACGGAGTTGGAAACAACTCTATTTCTCCAGCGGTGAGCGCGTAGTACAAAGGGGTTCCAGATGTGTTCGCGCTTCGTGATCTTCGGTCCAACATTTCGCCTTGACTTATCATCTCAAGCGATGACGTGTTTCCACTGATAATGCCAAACCGAATAATCTGCAAAAAGTCGGCTGGGACTTCGCTATAGCGAGAATTAAGATTAGCATTGCTGCGCTTTTCCTGACGCCAATGCCTAACCGTGCGGTTCATGCTCGCTTCCGCCAGCGATATAAACGTAGGCACAATCGCCGTCATGTCGTCGCGGTCGAGAAAGTCCGAAATTGTAGACTTTAAATTAGTGTATGTTGTAATTACCATTTAACGCGGCCCTTGCTTGTTTGGTTGCGCAGACTGTCCAGAGGCCGACAGGTTTGCAACGTCAGAGGCCGACATGTTCGCAACGTCATTAAAACTATAATTTCTTATTTTAATTAAATCCATTCGGCGCTCAGCGTCACGCCTAGCGATTTCTTCACCCGTGAGTATTTGGTCTAACGGGACGACTGTCCCCCTTTCGGATAGCAGACCTTGACGCGCCGGGGAATAGCTTTCGCCCGCGTAAGCGTTAGGCTGGACCGGCAAAATGCTTTCTGGGCTGATAGCCTTTTGCGCTCCTAACATGCCGCCTTGGTCAACTTCGTTCTGAGAGCCAGAAGAGTTGAAGCCCCCGCCGTTAACCAAGTCCATATACCAAGGAACATATTCACGGCTCGTCGGGTCAAAGTATCCGGGGAGCTTGTCGGTAAGTGTCTCCTGCATCTGAGCATCGCCAAAATTACCAGCCTCCGCAGGGCCGCGAGTGCCGAGCAAAGACTTTAAGCCGCCCAAGCCAAGGTCAGGGGAAGTTTCAGTTTGGCCGCCGCCTTTTGACAGGCCGCCACCACCTAAAGTTTCCCTCAAGCTATCTAAAACACTCATGTCAACCCCCTTGCATCCTCGAACTATAGCACATCAAATTTTATTATGCGATACCCTGCCACATAAGCGACTTACAGAATTTTTTGGCTTTCATCTTAATAATTTCCCGACTTTTGTGCGCGGTTGACCAGCGCGTCTAGTGCATACATATCTGCTACTGTAACAATCCTTGCTTGTATTGCTCTTCATTAGCACGTTTCTGCATTTCTTGTAAGGCTAGTAAGCCGCCGGGGATAGATGCAATTGCCGCCGATAAGTTCTTCAAGTTAGATAAACGCGGATCAAAGCGGGCAAATCGACTGCGGATTTTTTGCGCTTCTTTTAAGTTGATTACATCGGAAGGCATGGAGGCCCGTGCCGCTCTAGCCTTTGCCTCGTCTGGCGTTTCACCTAAATATGTTTTTACATTTGGGCCGCGATCAACAATGTCTGCAAACATAACGCCGGGCGAACCCTCCTGCGAAGACTGACCCGCAATAAAGTCTGTATTGAACGGCCTATCATTGTTGTCGTACTTCATGTATTCAAATTTGTCAGGAAGTCCACTTTCGGGTATTCTGTTGAAATTGGACCCGCCGCCCTCAACTCTAGGAAAGTCACTGGCGCCTCTAACAGAGACCGGATAGATTTGCCCGCCGTCCCTGCTGACGTAACTGTCCGCAACGTCGGGGCTGCTTGACAAGAACGTGCCTCTAGAGCTTCTGTCAAAGCCCGAAAAATCAAGATTTGATCCGTGGAAATAATCTCCAGCATATTCTTGCTCAGAAGCCCGCGCCAATCTGGAAGCCTCATCCATCGGAAGGTCCATTCCAGTTGCTCCGCTTTGGTACAACTCAAACAATTCCATTTCGTCATTAGGCGTCAGCTTGCCCAGCATCTCATCGGTAACTTCGTCAGCACGGCCAGACGCTAGTAAGCCAGAGACTTCCTGTGCTGGGGATGAGGTTGGTGTTACAGGGTCAAGATCTTTCGGCTTCAACCGCACATTACCCAGCAGCGAACCCATTGTATTCGGGTCAACCTCAACCCGCTTGGCCGTATCAAGCAAACCACGCGTGCCAGCCTTAACAGCTTTAGCAGCCGCATCGCCAACGCCGGGTATCAGGCCAAGCACAGTCGTCCCACCTAACAATCCGACCAGACCCCAATTAGGGTTTTCTGACGTTGCTTCTTCCCAAAGCTCCTTTGCGGCCATTGCGTCGCCAACTATCGGCGTCATTTCAGCTATAAATCGGGCTGCATCCATTGCTGTGACTTCTGGAAGGTCTACGGCTAACTTTTTGCCCTCAGCCGCGTACCCGGCGTAGTCTTCCTCTGAAAGCAATCCAGCCATAAAAACAGTCCTCTAATTTTCAACACATTAGCACATTTGTTCCACAAAGGCTACGCAAGGTAATGTTACAATTCGTCAATACTGTCCATAAGCTTTAACATCCTTTGAGAAAGCTTCCAAGTGCCAGAGCGCCAGCGCGCCGCAAACTGCGCGTCCTCAAGCTCTAGGCCCCGGCTAACATAATATTTAATCCATCGCGTCATTATAATATTTTTCATTTTAGGTGACAAAGTGTCAAAATTTATTTTCATCATGCAATACCTTTTAAGTTTCGCTTGATGGATTTTTTCCAGCTTGACATTGAGCCAGAAAGCGCCGTCGCCGCGTCCGAGGCCATTGTAAGGCATAAGGCGTCAGCTAGGTCAGGAGACTTTAAACCGCGCTTGCGCATTTCGTCTTTGCTTTCAGCTTTCATCTTGCCGCTTGGCGTAAATGAAAATCTAATTGCAGTTAGTTCAGACATGAGCTGATCGTCGTTTGGCAATTTGCAAGAACGATCCTCAAGCCAGCCCTTTGCCCGAAACCAAAGCTCAGCGCGCAAATTCATATAAGTTTTACCCATAGCCGGCGCCTCGCTGACATTAATTCCACGAACCGGCGCGCCTAACTCGCGCAGACGGTCAACCACCCCGCCGCCGACGCCAATGCTGTCAACAAGTATCTCGCTGGGTTGCATAGACGGAGATAGGCCCTCATATTCTGCCATAACTCGGCCGACAGTCTGCATTAGATCCAAGCCTTGCCAGCTTGCAATCTCCGTTACCACATTTCCATAGCGCTTACACAGTGCCGTCTTATCGGAGCCGAAGCGGGCGACGTCTAATCCCCAGATAGGCTTTAGGTCAGGTGTAATCTCAATGTCACGGCGAATTGCGCTGTCAACCAAGTGAAACGGAATAATCGTGTCGTCATCCGCCATAGGGAACTCGCCTAGCACACGGATGCGGAATGCGTTGCTCTCCTCGCCGTAACGCGCACGCATTTCGTCAACAAACTCGTCAGAGACAAGCGGGCTGTCTACGCAAGACCAACGCCGGGTCCACCAGCTATCTGACATCCGCGTCTGGCTTTCGTAAAACGTGCCAGAAGATCGCGTTGGGTTAGATAGCAGGATAGTCGTCGCCGCGTGGCCAGACATAGAGCCGGCGGCGGCTTCAAAGACCTTCTCGGGAACACCTGACGCCTCGTCCACGACCAACAGCACGTTTGCCGAGTGGACCCCGGCGAGCGCCTCTGGCGTTTCAGCCCTTGACGTCCGGGCGGAGATAAACGCCTCAGACGGCGCGGCGGCAAGCTCAACGCGGTCAGACTTAACCGTAAGCAACACCTTCAACTGCTCAGGCAACTCATTAATCCATCGCTTTAACTCAGCAAACAAAGCGTCAAAAAGTTGCCCGCTAGTCGGCGCCGTAACCACAACTTTGTTTGGGAAGCGGAGCAAGACATACCAAAGCATCGCCCAGCTTGCCGTCGTAGACTTGCCAGTACCGTGGCCAGAACGGACAGACATTTTACGCTCACCAGTGGCCAACGAATTAAGAAATTCGGCTTGGTAGTCGTAAGGAGTGGCGCCCAGAACCTCCGTGACAAATAAAACAGGATCGTCGCGGTAGCGCAGCACAAATTCGTCAAATGGGTTAGCTTCAGCCATCTGTGACATCCTCACAATCCGCATCAATGGCCAGCGCCTCACGCTTGCGGTCTTCAGCGTCGATCCCGTCAAGATC